ACTATTACAAGTAAAATACAAAGAGTGGCAAAAGTTGATGTTGGTGGTTTAAATAATTATTCAGAAGAAAGATATGCTGTTTTGTTAGATTTTGATTTTGCTGGTTCTTCTTATAAAAATATTGAGTTTTTATTGGATAATAGAGAGGATAGGAGTCCAGTATTATTAAATCGTGATGTTATGCGAATGCTAAATGTCATGGTAAATCCTCAAAGAAAATATATCGTAACAACAAAATATACCCTTGACAAATAACCTAAAGAGTGTTATAGTCTGTACATGAATTTTTATACAAATGTCCTTCAACGTGGAAACAATCTCCATGTTCGTGCTGTCGTAAACGGTGAACGACAAAACTTTAAGATTCGATATCAGCCTACTCTTTTTTATCCTGCTAAACAAGAAACTGGATACAAAACCTTAGAAGGTGAACCAGTTAGACCAAAAAACTTTGCCACAATGAAAGAGGCTAAAGATTGGGTTGATTTATATGAGAGTCAACCAGATCAAGTTTATGGCAATACTCAATACGCATACAACTATATCTCTGATACGTATGAGGGTCAAGTTGATTGGGATTTAGACAAGATACTTATTGTTACAGTTGATATAGAAGTTGAGTGTGAGAATGGTTTTCCTTCTGCAAAACTAGCAGAAGAACCAATGTTGTCTATTACGATTAAGAATCATCAAAACAAAAAGATTGTGGTGTTTGGACTTCATGAGTTTCAGAATGACCGTGATGATGTTACCTACATTCAATGTGAGAGCGAAGTTCATTTACTGAAAGAGTTTCTTATATTTTGGGAGAAACATCAGCCTGATGTAATCACAGGTTGGAACACAGAGTTTTTTGATATTCCTTATCTCTGTAATCGTATCAAAAAATTGTTTGGAGAGGATGAACTAAAACGCCTATCACCTTGGGGTGTTGTCTATCCCAAAGATATTTACAAGATGGGTAGAAACCATCAAGTGTATGCGATACAAGGTGTGGCTGGACTTGATTACTTTGATCTATATCAGAAGTTTACCTATACTGCACAAGAGTCTTATCGACTAGATCATATTGCATTTGTTGAGTTGGGTGAAAAGAAAGCTGGTAATCCCTATGAAACTTTTAGAGATTGGTATCAGAAAGACTATCAATCTTTTATTGAATACAATATACAAGACGTTGAGATTGTCGATAAACTAGAGGATAAGATGAAGTTGATTGAACTTTGTCTTACCATGGCTTATGATGCAAAAGTTAACTACATGGATGTTCTTGGTACAGTTAGATATTGGGATGTTCTTATATACAACTATCTCAAGGAACATAATATTGTTATACCTCAAAAAATGCCACATGACAAATCTGCTGCTTATGAAGGTGCTTATGTAAAAGACCCAATTGTGGGTATGCATAAGTGGGTAATGTCATTTGATCTGAATAGTCTATACCCGCATCTGATTATGCAATATAACATTTCACCAGAGACTCTTATTCCTTCCGATGAAGAAGCACCAGAGAAAATGGTTGATAAAATTCTTGACGGTA